AAACAATATTGTATATTTCATTTTTTATTCCTGATTCAATAATAGTAATGATAGCAGCAGCTGTATCAGCAGCATGTAACCAATTTCTAATTGGTGTACCATTATTATGAATTGGAATTTTTCTTCCTAAATTAAAATATTTACATGATTTAGGAATTAGTTTTTCAACATATTGTCCTATACCATAATTGTTAGTTGGTCTAACAATAATATAAGGTACATTATAAGTTCTGCCCCAAGCCAAAACTAGCATATCAGCAGCTGCTTTAGTTGCTGAATATGGATTAGATGGTTTAAGTAGGTCTGTTTCAATATGGGCGCCATTATCTATATCTCCATAAACTTCATCTGTTGAGAAATGAAGTAAAGTGGGTGTTTTAGATGATTCATATCTAAAATTTCTAAGTAGTTCAAGTAGGTGATGAACCCCATTAATATTAGAATGAACAAAATCGTCACTATTAGCAATTGAATTACCTACGTGTGTTTCAGCTGCTGTGTTAATGATATAATCACAATCATGAATAAATGGAATATTATTTATATCACATTGAACAAATGAAAAATTCTTGTATTTATTAAATTCATCTAATAATTCAGTATTAGCAGCATATGTTATTTTATCTATACCTTTAACATACCATCCCTTTTCAAGACAAGCCCTAGTAACGTATGAACCTATAAATCCTAAACAACCAGTTACGTATACTACTTTCATAGTTGAGATATAAATTTATTTAATACTGTTTCTATATAATCTGTTTTTTCTTTTGTTATTACAGGTGATGTACCTAAAAAGAAGGTATCTGTTGTAACTTTTCTTGCAACTGGGTATTTTGTAATTACTTCTTGTGGATCCATAAGTCCTTCATAAGCGGGTTGAAGCATAATATTGCCTGCGAAGTAAGGTCTAGTTTGGATTTTATTTGCTTCGAAGAACTGGCATATATCAGAACGTTTAAATGGAGCTCCATCTTTAACTGTTATTGGGAAAGCAAACCAATCAACATCGGCTCCGGGTTGTGCTTCGTGTAGATGAAAATATTGTTTATGTTTACTAAAAGCAGCAAATAAATTTTTATAATTTTCTCTACGTTTAATTCCTATTTCTTCTAGTTTTTCTATTTGAACAAGACCAATTGATGCTTGTAACTCAATTGGTTTTAAATTATATCCAATTTCCTCATAAACGTATTTGTGATCAAATATTTCGTTTGGAAGTGAAGGTAACCAATTACTAAATCTACAACCACATGATCCTTTTTCTAATAAGTTTTGTTTACCAATGCAATAACATCCTCTACCCCATTCTCTAAAACTACGAATAATACGTTCTGTGTTTAAATCTTTCACAGCTACAAATCCACCTTCACCCATTGTAATATGATGTGCTGGGTAGAATGAGCAACTAGCCATTTCACCAAATGACCCTAGTGGTTTGCCTTCAAATGAAGATCCTAAAGCATCACAGCAGTCTTCTAATAGAATTAGTTTATATTTTTCAATTATTTCCATTAGTCGATTCATATTAGGTGGATTGCCTAATACGTGAGCGAATGTAATAATTTTAGCATCAGGATTACCAATACAGGCTTGTTCTACTTGATCTAAATCTAGATTAAGTGTATCTAACTCAATATCAACAAATATAGGAGTAAATCCTAATTGAATAATAGGATTAATTGTAGTTGGAAATCCTGCTATTGGAGTAATTACTTTAGTTCCTTTAGGTAGATTTAAACCACGTTTAGAGGTTAAAGCCAACATCATTAATAAATTAGCACTTGAACCACTATTAGTTAATAAACCATATTCTTTATTAAATAACTTAGGAAACTTAGTTTCAAATTTATTTGCTTCGGCTCCTAATACTAACCATTCACTTAGTAATGTTTTAACAGCAGCTATGTATTCATTAGAATCAAAATAAGGACCAGCATATTGAACCCAATCTTTACCTGCTTCCCAAGTTTTTTTAGAATGTTTTTGAGAAATATATCTATCTACTAAAGATAATATTTCTCTTTCTGTAATAGGGTTACTACTGTAGTTTTCTAAATCTTGATATAGTTCTTGCATAAATTATTTTTGTGAATCACCTTTCCAAACACGATATGAGTCAGAATCAAAGTGAGTAGTTGATACTTCAAATACAATACCATCAGTTAAAGCAATTAATTGATGTGGTTGTCCTGGTCTTTGTCTTACTATATCACCTGGTTTGAGATGTTGTTCTATTGTGTCTGCAGTTTCAGTATCAATCCATCTGTATGTAAATTCACCTTTATCAACGTACCATGTTTCATCTTTAATCATATGGTAATGCATACTAAATTTACATCCTGCTTTGAATATGAGGAGTTTACCACAGTATTTATCATTATTTTCAATGATTAATTCTTCACCCCAACCTTTAGGTACTTTACAGCCCTCACAAACTATTGGTTTTTCCATAACTTAAGATTTTAGTTGTTGATTTACCAGGTATTTTTTCAAAGAATTTAACTTCAGGAATATGTTCAATTCCAATTATAGAATGATAACTGTAATCATCTCCTATAACCATTAAATCGGGACCATATTCTCTAATACTATTAACTAATTCTTCATTACTACTGAAAGTAACAACAGAATTAATATACTTGATTGAATATAAGAACTCTACTCTGTCTTTCAAAGTATTATATGGTCTATCTTTTCCTTTTTTTTCTTTAATTCTTTCATCTGTGTCTATTCCTACTCGAACACTACCAAATAAAGCAGCATATTCAAGTAGTCGGATGTGACCTAAATGAAGGATATCAAATGAACCATTTACCCATACTTTCTTTACCATGATATTTCCCAATCTTTAAAGTCAGCTGCTAAGCAGTCAATTTTATAGTCTTTACGCCCACCCATTATCTCTTGAATTTGGTTTTTAGCCGTATTGCGAATACCATTTAATCCATGAGTTAATGCCAATGCATTTGGACCTGCTTTACCTGATCTAACATTTGATTCGTTATGCCAGATGTGTAAGTTCATTTGAGATAATATTACAATTGCCCTAATTGTTTCAGCAGTAATAGGTTCCTTACTCTCATTTAGATGTAGCTGAATATCATGTACTATATCAGCTATTTCAGCTGCATATTCTGCTTTGTGTTCTGTAATAAACACTTCTTTTAATTGTGTAATACTCAATCTATCGATTAATTCACTTAATGTTGGGAGATATTTTCTATTACTCATAATGTATTATAAAATTGATTTTGTTTTTCTTGCCTTTTAATATCTTTAGGATGATATAAGCAATATTCTTCCATTTGTGGTAATGGAGAATATGTTTGAAATCCATCTAAACGTTCATGTACTTTATTTATCCATTTAATTTTCTTATTATTTTTCCAAATACGCCATTGGTAATCAGGAAAATTAACCCATCCTTTATCATTAACATTCCAACCCCACTGACCAATATGTTGTGCGGTTAGTCCTTCAACTGTGTTAATTCTAGGAACTAAAATTACATCTATAGGGTTATATTCTAGTATTTCTGGGAGTGAATTGATTAAATGGAGATGAGGGTATTCATCAGCATCAATTTGGAAGATATAATCTTTGGTGCAGAATTTGGTTAGATGATTTTTGAATGTTGCAAAGTCTCCATTTAAAGGATGAGCAGTATACTTATTTGCTACTGTTCTTACTTCTTTAGTTGCATTATCTATATCTAATTGGATTACAATTTCATCCTCATCACGAATATTATTTTTAAGTAATTCAAGTAAACGAGTAAGTTCTACATGCTCATTGCAAGCAGTAATAGCATAACTAATTGAAGGCATAACGTTATTTTTGTTTTTCAAAGAAGCCTACATAATCTAGTGCTTCTATAAATTCTTTTTCTTCAAAGTGTTTTACTGTTGACATATCCGCTTTTCCCTCTTTAGATTGTACACCTGCCCATTTCCATTCTTCTTTTGAACGTCCATCAGCAAATACCATTGCTTTATCATCTAAAATTACTGTTGATGGATACCAATTATATCCTTTATCATCTTTAAATTTTAAATCAATATAAAGTTGAGGCATTACTCCTTCAATATTCTCTAAATTTTCATCTACTGTAGTAGTGTTAGCTGTAAATCCACACCCAAAGCAACTCCATACAGTGAATTTTTCATTTGATGCTTCGTGACATGCATTACCATTGCATCTAGGACAGGTTCCAAGTGATTCTTTCATTAGTCTACCTTTTTAAGTTTAGGTAATTCGATTTTCTTTAATTGAGGAAGTTTAAGTTGTACTGGTTTTGGTACTTTATCTTCTAATATAGTAAGTAATAAATTAGACATTTCTTCTAAAGAAAATATAGTACGTGAACGGTAAGCTTGTTTCTTTGCTCCATCAATATATTTCTTATAATTCTTATAAACATCTTCAAGTGTCTCAGCTGCTTTTTTATAATCAACTGTAAACCAACCTGATTCAGGAATAAGCATATCTTGTACTGCTGCTGATGGGTGGATTTGTTTGATTTCTCCTGGGAGTAAAATTGACATTTCTGAATCAAGAAAATCAACATGACCACTATAATTAGGAGCAACTACTGGCTTCCCAGCAATAGATGCTTCAAGTAGTGGACGACCATATCCTTCACCTTTAGTAAATGATACTGATGCTTTTACTTTGGGGTGATTATATAATTCGTTCATTTCTTCATCATCTAAACCACCATGAAGTAGATATACACTTGGTAAATCACCACCAATTGATTCTTGGACATGTCTAATTCTTTCTAGTATTTCATCTCTATCCATTATAGAATAATTTCCACGAGATGTTTTAAGGATAAGACCCGGACGTTGTTTTTTATTTTTAAAAGTTTCAAGAAATGTTTTAATTAACATACCTACATCTTTTCTATCTTCTCCTACATCTCCTTGTAACCAATGTCCTACAAATAAAAAGTTAAAATCTTCTTTAATTAATTCCAATTCTTCTAATCCACTAAATGATTCTAATTTTTTATAGATATTAGTATCCGCTCCTTCAAATAATACTTCAATTGGTTTTTCTGCTTTAATACTACGAGTTACTTGACCTGTTTGGTTATTTTTTTCTTCAAATTTACTATTTTCAAATACATTTTTAGCATGTTCTGAAGATACTAGGGTCAAATTCATTCTATTAATCCCATCAATCCATTGTGGAGCACATATTGTAGTTTCAATACCGGCAGTAATACCAATATTGAATTTACCTACTGGTTGAAATTCATTTGGGACAGTAATTTGAATCCAAATATCAGGTTGACGAGGAAGTTGAGGTTGACCCCAAATACAATCTATCATTGGTTTATGATCAGGATTATCTATTTGAAGAAATCCAAAAGGAGTTGAACCCCATCTTTGAGGAAGAATTTTTACTTCATATTTTCCTGATTTAATAAGAGCTTTTACTATGTCTCTACTTCTAGCTCCATAACCAGAATGGGTATCAATTGGGCAACTTATAACTACTAATTGTTTCATATTATTGTGCGATAACGTGTTTTACAAAATGTTTTGGTTGTTCAAGTGGTTCTACTTGAATTAATTCAAATTTATATCTTGGTTCCCATTTTTCAAATGTTTCATCAATTCCTTCAATTGCATTCCTACACATATTAGCTGCTGTCATCATTGATTCATTTGAATGAACCCAATCATGAGCTGCCTGACTTATTTCTTTATAATATTCAGGTTGCTCTGTTTTGATTTTATAAATATTCATAATTTGCTCAGCAATATGATGAGGTTCAGCTCTGTCATCAAAAATATAAGGAGTAGGAACAGATCCAACTAAACTATGATTTGAAGGAAATACGGGAAATGCCCATTTACCATGTTTTTTATATTTTCCAAAATGGTTAGATCCAAATTCTTCTGTAAATTTAACCCAGTCTCCATTTTCATCCTCAAATCTCATCTGATCTTGCATACCCCCTGTTACTGTAGCAATAATTGGTTTTCCACAAATCATTCCTTCAGTTAGTGATAATCCCCATCCTTCATTACTACTAATCAAAGCAACAGCATCTGCTGAGTTGTAAAGTAGATTCATTATGTTAGATGGATTCTTTGCTTGAGAAAATACAATGTTGTATTTTGAATGTTTTCCAAATAACATTTGTTGTACAGCATAAAGATCAGTTCCATTTTCATCTATAGGTTGAGTGTGCATTGTAAATACACATTTTTTAGCTTTATCTTCAGGTAATTGATCAATGAATATCTTCCAAGCTAACATTAAATCGGGAAGACATTTACGACGAATATTTCTAGCATTGTAAAGTAAATTAAAATCATATTCCTTTCCGCTATAAAGATTTTTCTTATAATCTTGAAGAGCTAAATATTCAGGATGTTCAGTAGTAATAGGGAAGAAGAATGTCTCATTAATACCGTGTGGAACATATTTGATTACTTTTTCTGATGCCACTTCTGGTCCTAAAACACAACGATTGATATTTTCGGTTTGTTTTGAAATAGCAAGCAATGTATCACATGATTCATAAAATGATTTATTATACATTGGATACGGTAAGTCATCCCAAATGTTAAGATAAATAAGAGGTATTTTTTTCCTTAATTCATGTTCAATCTGAAATAACCAAACCCAATATCTAGGATCAGTAAAGATCATAATGGCATCTGGTTTTTCAATATCTATTATTTGTCGAACTAATTCTGGGGAGCCATATCCATCTGTAGGGTATAAAAACACATATGAGTCATTAATACTAACATTTTGATTTGTATCCGCACTAAGATCAAAACGTTTACCCTTATCAGGGTGTTGAATTGCCCCTCCTACGTTTACCCAGTTATAATGATGGGCAGTACCAAGAACAATTTCTCTAGCTACGGTAGAGATACCACTTGTCATTCTAATGTCATCACAAAGTAACAATATTTTTTTACGTTGCTCTTGAGGAATATAACCTTCTTTCATGTAACTAATTTTAAATACTTCCTGAAAATTGTGTGTCTAATTGATTGTGGATTTGTTTTCTGAATTCTTCATCTGTTAAGTATAAGAACATAGAGCGCTCTGTTAATTTTTGTACGCTAAATTTGTATCTTACGCATGCAATTTTAAATTGCTCAAATAAATCTTCAGGAACTTTTACGCTTGTTAATTGCATTTTGTTTCCCATAATAATATATTTGAATATAAATATATACGCTTATTAGGAAGAATGCACTTTATTGCAAAGATCTTGTTTATCGTTGTAGGGACACCATTTACATGATTTTTCACCTGCATTTTTAAGATACGACTTTATTTGTGGTTTACCAACTTCATCAAAACAATCCTTAACAAAGGCTTCAAAGTTATCTATTGCTTGTTTTCGTTTATTTTTTCCACTAGCGGGTCTGAATGACTGAAGCCTGGGAATAGGGTATTCAGCTTGTTCATAGATTTTGCGCTTAACGATGAAGAATTCAACTTCGATTTGTTCAACATCCCATCCGAATTGTCTTGCGAAATACTCTTTGTATAGTAGGACTTGAGCAGTTTTTTGATCGTCTCTTTTTTCGTTGTCACTCCATCCACGAGTCGACGTTTTGATGTCATATATATAAACTTTATTTAAACTTTCATCATATAAAGCAAAATCAATAAATGCCTTATAGTAGATATTATTATCTATCTTTAGTAATAGAGGTAACTCTATACCTAATAATTTAGTTCTGCGAATAGTGAATATTTGATTTCTTTTTGGTTTAAGCCATCTTAATATTGCTATACCATCATCAAAGAATTCACTCATCTGCTCAGCATCAGTAAAATGAGCACCTGCGGCTTTATACTCTTTAGCATATACTTCTCTAAATCGCTCTTGAAATAATGATTCAAGATCCATTTTATCAGCAGCCGCTCCACTTTCCTCATACATTGTTGTAATATATGCTTGTAGTGTTTCATGAAATGCCGTACCAAATACAGTATGAATACTAGCTTGGTATGGTTGCTTATTCTCTACATAAGTAAGATACCACTTATGAGGGCAAGAAGCCCAAAGTGAATATTGAGAATAAGAAACGCTTTTTTGAAAAGCGTGATTTATTTCTGGTGGCTGATAATTCTTTATTTTAAGTTCAATTTCAGATAACTTTTTCTTGGCTGCCACTTATTATGTATTCTTGTTTAATTTTTTCTAAATATAAAATAGCATCCATGTGTTCTTGCTTTGCATGCTCAATCCAGTCTAATAAATCTAAATCAGTACGATCTAGATCAACACCGTATTTTGCTTTACCTTTTTTAGAACGTTCAATAAATTGGTCAATAATTGAACTTACTATCGAATCTGGTTTAAATGGTTGTGGAGTATCTTCTTGTTGTTTTTCCATTTCAATTAAATACTCTCTATATGCTTTTGAGCTGTCTATATACTTACCCATTAATCTGATTTATTATGTTTTCTAGTTCTTCTTTAGGAAGCATATTAATATATTCTTTAGCTTCATGTTTGCTAACTTCATAATAAGTAGCAACTGCTTCTACTTGATCAGCTTTATATTCTTTTTTATTCTTAGCTTTAATGTATTTAAGGTACTTATATTGTTTAGGAATAAGGTCCTTATATAAATTATAAAGGTATTCACCCTTCATTTGCCAAGTATTCTTTTGAATATAATTAACTACTTCACAGTAATCAGGATCCATACTTAAATAACGGTTGATCATCCAGTTATTCCAACCTTCATCACCTAAGTA